TTAAAAAAGTTACTTTTTAAAAATCGCAGAATGTAAGCGTTTTAATTTTGAACTTGACAGTAATGTTCGCATCATCTAATATGGTTACATTATGAATTTACTTTCACAAAAAAATCCAACTAAAGTTGGTAAGGTAGACTCTAGCGATATGCAGACAAAACCTTCTCGTTTAAATAATAAATGGTTTAGTGTAAATCATATTGGTCTTAAAAAGAATCAATCTGATAAAAACAAAATCTTTATTATTAAAGAATTAGTTTCTAATGCTTTTGATGAAGATATTTCTAAATGCGAAGTTACTGTTTCTTGGGATAGTAATGGTTCAACAATTAAAGTTGTTGATGATAGTTCTGAAGGATTTAAAAAATTAGCTGATGCTTATACATTATTTAATGAAAGTTACAAAGCTAGTGATACTTCAAAGAGAGGTAGATTTTCCTACGGCACTAAATCTTCTTTAGCTATGTTTAAAGAAGCAAAGATAGTTAGCACAAAAGGAACTATACTTTTTAAATCTAATGGCACTAGAACTAAGACCTCAACTAAAACTGAAAAAGGTTCAATTTTTGAAGGTGTAATTAAGTTAAAGAAAAGTGAATATGAAGAAATATTAAACTTATCTAAAACTATAATACCACCAAAAAATGTTGAGTTTTTGATTAACAATGTTTTATTAAAAAGAGCAAACAATCACTCAGTCTTTACAGAAACTTTACCAACTGTAACTGTTGATGAATCAGGTAATTTTACACCTACTTCAAGACTAACTGAAGTTGAATTGTTTAAGTCTTTAGATAAAAATTATATTTGTGAATTAGGAATACCAGTTGTTGAAACTGATATACCTTTTACAATAAATGTTAATCAGAAAGTTCCTCTTTCTAAAGATAGAGACAATGTAAAACCAACTTATCTTAAAAAGTTAAAAGCATTTGTATTAAATCAAACTCATACTGATTTATCAGAAGATGAATTGCAAACAACTTTTGCACAAGAGGCCTTAGAGCAAAAAGAAGCTACTGCTGAAGCAGTTAAGTCTGTTATTGATGCTAAGTTTGGTGAAGATGCAGTTGTATATGATATGTCTGATATTGAAGCAAACAAGAAAGCGTTTGCAGATGAAAGACAAGTTATCTCAGGTAGCCAACTTTCTAAAGAAGCATGGTCTAAAGTAAAAGAAGCAAGAGAAGAATATTCTGATTTTGCTTTGCCGTCTGGACAAATTGGTAAGTATGCAAAACCTGAATTTACTGGTGGAGCAGAAGAAGTTCCTGTTGATGATAAAATGCAAGAAGTAGTTGACTATGCAAAGTTCTTACATCAACAATTAGGCTTTGGAAGTTTATCAGTTACAGTACATGACGGGACAGGGGCTCTTGCAAGTTATGGTCGTGGAAACTTGCAGTTGTTCTTTAATGTTCTTGGTCGTCAATGGTTTGATTTAGATACAAACAAACAAGAGATACTTGAACTGTTAATACATGAGTTTGGCCATTACTATTCTGCTGACCACCTTAGTAGAAATTACTATGACGGCTTATGTAAAATAGGTGCAAAGTTAATAATACTTAAAGTATAACAAAAAGGAAACAGTAAGGGGTTAATAGCCCCTTACTTTATTCACAACTTATCAACAACAAATTTCAATCACAATCTAGACACAATTTCGAATCGAAGTAATATGACCTTAATTAAGGAAAGGAAAATATTATGAATATAGAAGATACAATAGTTTATACAAACATTTCATTAGGGCTAAGTATTGTTCATAGAAACGCACTTGAACGCTTAGAAGATTTATCAGTAACAACACCTTTTACAAAAGAAACTGAAAAAGAGTTTGATAAGTTAAAACATGGTATTAAATTAATTAACGAACAACTAGAGCATTATAATTTTTTATTGGAAAATGGATATGAAAAGCGTACTTGAGTTTATTATTACTTGTATAGTTTTATTTTTGTTTGGTGAAAATTAACCAAATATACCACGCTTTTTTAATTTATACTTTCTGTTAGCTTTTTTTATTTCTTCTTGAGCAAGATTTGATTGTGCATTATTTAAACCTAAAGCATCAATAGTTTTGATAGGTGTTCTAAAATAATCTTTATTTTCATCAAATTGATTTTTTATAGAATCAAGAATCATATCCTCTTGTGATTGATTTTTTGAAATTGTATTTCTATTGTCAGCCATGTCTGCAAAAGGACTTCTGTCAGCACCAAATTTTTCTTCTAATCTATTTTGATATAAGTCGTAACCTCTTTCACCAAAAGTTCTATCATCTTTATTAAATAAATTTTCAGTTAGTCTAACAGGCTCTAAAGAAACACTCACAGCATCTCTATAAGTTTTTGGGTCTGATAGACTTGCAACTTTATCAGTTATACCTTTTCTAATAATTTCAGGAGAGTTCATAAGATTGTTACTAGATTCCACTAAACTACCATCACCACCAAATTTATCAGCCATTCTTTTTTGAACGGCCGCTTTCATTATACTATTCATGCTTCCTGAGGCGGCGGCAGACCCTGCGGCTTTTGCCATAATTATTCTCCGTTTGGTTTAGATTTAATTACTATTTCTAAATCAGTATTGCTTGGCATTTGTGTAGATACATTTACATGACCTGATGCACAACCAACTACTAATAAAATAGGTAGTATTAATAATAATTTTTTCATTTTTTGCTCCTTTTACTAAGGTATAATAGGCACATTTCTAGCGTCTAATATACTTTTATTTAATTTTTCTTCAGCAGTCATTTCATTCCATGATTTTTCAAACTCAGGGTAAGTTAACTCAACACCGTATGCTAAGAGAAAACTTTTAAATTTAGAAAATGCTTCAGCTTTATTTTTTGGTAATCCAAGAGAGGAAACATCTGTATTTAAGTTTTGACCTATTGTTAATAATCTTTCCATTTTTTTACTATCTAACAAAGCATCTTCAATAATTCTTTTTATTTGGTCGTTCTTTAAATTTTGCAACATAGCAGTTGCTAGTTTAGTAAATCTACCAGCAATAACAAGACCAGCACCAGCACCAGTTGAAAAGTTTGTTGAGAAGTTAGCGGCCGCAACTCGAACAAAAGTATCAATCATACCATTTGTCGGGTCTATTTCTTTTAATGCTCTAAACAAATCAGGGTTGTTTAAAGCACCTAAATCTTGGTCATATACTTTTAAAGCAGTATCAAGATTGTCTAATTCCTTTTTTGTAAATAAACCTGATTTTTGCAAAGTTTCTCTTAGCGTTTTATTTGCACCATGAGGTTTACTTAATATACTTGAAAAATTAGAAGAAACTAAAACGCCTGGTGTTTTATCAGAAGTTTCAAAGCCCATTCTTGAAATAGCTTCGACAACAGAACTTTTTAAACCTTTTATAGCATCTTTAGAATTTTTAAATTTCTTTGTATTGTTGATAATATTCATAAGCTGACCTGCGCCATTTTCTTGGTCTAGTAAAACTTTTTCTAAAACAACACTTGGATTTTCACTATTAATTAATTGACTAAAATAATTAACTTCTTGTGTATTTGGTTTACGAGTTAATTTAATTTTATTAGTAAATGGGTCTTTAATAATTGTATTTAATTCAAAAGCATTTTCTTCAAGTAATTTAGCTAAAGTACCAACATCATTTTTATAATTATCAACAAGTTTTTTAAACTCAGGATATTTGTTAATAGTTTTTTGATTTTCAGCAATCCATTTTGTAATTGAAGTTGGGTTAAAGGTTCCTGTGCCAGGGTCAAAAACATCATCAACCATTAAAGCTAACATACCTTGAACACCTTTTTCACTTTCGTCTATAAGTGCTTGTTGTTGTTTTAAATTTTTACCTGTTAAAGGTATAGCAGTTTTTAAACCTTCTTGTACTTGATTTAATGCAAATGGTGTTTTGTCATATTTAGCTACACCTTGCTCCAATAATATTTCAGCTAATTGTGATTCTTCTTGTTGAAAAGTATTTCTACTTGTTTTGTTTATAATATTATAAATAGTTTCGTTTCGAGTAAACGCATCATGTTTACCTTTAGTTTGAGCAACGGCTTCTTTTGCAAAAGCAAAACCTTTACCAATATCGTCATTTAAAGCAACTCTTAAATTATACAGTTCATTTAATTTTGGTTGAAATAAATCTGGTCCTTTTTGTAATTCTTTATTAATTTCTGCATCAATAGATTTTTTTAAATTATACGCTTCTTTGTAAGTTATAGTTTCACCCTCATTTAGTTTATTTATAACTGTGTTTATAGGTTTTCTTAATGAGTTATTATATAAAGTATCACTTGGGTTAGAATTAATTGCTGAGTTTTTAGCTTCCTCTAATTTTATAAAAGGTTGTTTTGTTGTAGTTTCAAAATTGTTTTCTGTTGATTTCCATAATGCTTTTTCTTGTGATTTAACATCATCATATATTGTTCTAATTACTTGTGTAGTTCTAGTTGATGCTTCTTTATCTGTTAATTTAAACTCATCTTTTAAACTATTAAAACTTGCAGTAATAAAATCGTCTATAGTTTTTGTTATGTTACCACTTTCTTCTGCTAATGCTTGTTCTACCGCTTCAGCATAACTCATACCAGTAAACTCTGCTTCACTATTACCAAGAATGTCTTGAATCCTTTGATTCATATTTTTTTCTCTTGTAGATTGATTTTGTGCAAATCTTTTTAAAAACGCTTCATTGTTTTTTGCTTCCCAGTTTGTGAGAGCCATTAAGGTTGGACTTTGACTTTCAGGCACATCACCTCTTTGACTCGCTATAAAAGATAACTGACCAATTTCATCATCTATTTCATTTGTTGATAATTTTGCAATTCTTTCGTTACTAGCTTTTATGTTTTTTAATAATTCTGCTGGGTCCTCTTTAGCAATTAACAAGGCTCTTTCTAATTGTTTATAAGCATATTCTTCAGCTAACGCTTGTATTTCTTCATCTGTTTTGCCACTTATACCTTTTAATTTAGAGTTACTTCTTAGATGTAAGGCTATATTTTGTGAAGTGTTTTTTAAATAACCCATAACACCACCAACAAATTTTTGCTTAGAGCCGACTATATCAGTTTCAGAAAGAGCCTTACTTTCCATGCCTTTGCCTGAAAAACCTTTTCTAAACTCTTTAAAGAAACTATCGTTGCCTTGCATGGCAGTATCAAGACCTCTAATTGTTCTACCTATAAGACCTGCATCACCTGTTCCTAAACTTCTCTGTAAAGCCCTTGAAATACCACCTGCACCTTGTTTAGTTAATTCAGGAGCAACACCTGTAAATAATGTGGTAGCTAAAGGTAATGCTTCAACAAAACCTCTTGTAATGTAATCAGGTACTGTTTCAGGGTTAGCAATATTTGTATTTTCAAGAGCATCTTCTCTCAATGCCATTCCTCCAGCATAACCTAATCCAGAAGTAATCTCTGTTAATCCTGCTGTTTTAGGGTTCATAGCAGTATATCTTCTCATAGGCTCTGTAATATCTGTTAAATAACTATCTCTGCCTTGAGTAACATTTCTGTTTGAATTTTTAAACGCAACTGGTGGTTTATACCCACTTGAAACAGGTAAAGTTTTTGCAAAAGGATTTGTAGGGTTCATAATAAATCTATTAAATGCAAAAGCATAAGGTACAACATCTCCAGCAAAATCACCAGCTCTTGAAGAAAAATTAGTAGGCAATGTTCTTTCGTCAACATTACCATAACCAATATTTCCTTTATCAAAAGCAAAATCTTTTAATCTACCACTCCAAGGTGCGCCTTGGTCATCTAAATCAAAATAATCAGTATTAAAAATTTTGTTTAAATCTCTTTGAATTAAATTAGGTGCTGATTGACCAAAATCTAAAACACCACCAACTTTGTCTAAAAGATTTTGATTAAAACTTCTAAGTGGTTTTACAGTTGACTGTTGATTATCTATTCTTTGATTTAAGTTGTTTCCAATACCAAATAATGCTTCTTGCGTTTCTTCGTTAAGACCTAGTTCATTAGAATTATCTAATATACCAACTATATTGTTATAATCACTTACAGTAGTTTTTTCATCTTGGTTGTATATATCATACCCACCACCATAACTACCATCAATATTTGGTTCCATATCAAGATATTTATATATTTGCCCTAATTTTCTTTTCTTATCTGTTTCTGATAATGCCATTATTTATTGCTCTTAGTTTCTTCGTTGTAAATTAAATCTGTTACTATTTTTTTTTCTTCTTGTGTTTAAATTTTCTAAACCTTCTATAAGGTCTTGAGAACTTGAATCTGATTGAACTATATTTATTTTATCTTGAATTGTAGGGTCACCAGTTTCATACGCTTTTGCCAACATGGCTCTATTTGCCATAATAATACCTGGTAATTCAGCGATTCTATTATTGTATGCCACAAGTTCTGAATTATTTACTTCCTGTTGGTCTTCATTTGTAGGTGATGGTGAATTAATTAATTTATCTCTCATGTTTATAGCAGACTCAAGTTGTTTTACTAATTCACCTTCCCAAAACAACATATCATTTACATTTTCTAAATCTGTTTTTTGTGTGCCTGGTATTCTAGGCGCAACATTTTCATCAATAAATGCTTTTGATATTCTTTGATTTTCACTACCTGTTATTTTTCTTTTAACAAAAGAAGTTAGTGGTAAATATACTTTATCTATAATGTTTCCAGCTATTTTTGATTTAGGAAACATTCTTGATAAAATAGGGTTATCAGAACCTGTTTCAGTATAGCCTCTAAAATCTGCATAATTTCCACCAAAAAATTGTAAAGGTCTTTCACCTTGACCGTAAGCACTAAAAGGCACATTAGGTAAATCTAATTCATATTTGTTATTATAGTAATCAAAATTTCTAATTGTTGGTTTACCACCTTCACTTTTATTTCTGCTATCAAATCTTACATCTTTAATTTTATCTACAATAGATTGATTGAAAACATCTTCAGTAACACCAGAAGTAACTCTTTTAAAAATATCAGGGTCTTTATCTACCATATTTAATGGTTGTATTATTCTCTTTTGGTTTGCGTCTAAACTTCTAAATCTATCAAGAAAATTAGGAACATCTACATCATTAATAACTCTGTATCTTGTTTCTTGATTTTTTTCTTGTAACTCCCTTAGTTTACTACTTAAACCAACATAACTTCTTTCTCCTGTATGGACTACTCTGCCTGTATCATCAATAATACTTACAGTTTCGTCTAGTGTATCTTTTTGTCCAGCTTTAACTTCTGCACTAAATATGTCGTCAGGACCTACTATGCCTATTTTTTGTGATATTGCACCTCTGGCTATATCACCAATATCAAGAATACTTGGCCCTTCAACTTTAGAAGGGTCAACCCCTTGAGTTGTTGAAGGTGAAAAACCAATATTAGGGTTAGGCATTCCTGCGTTATTATTGCTACTAGGTTTACTTAGCTGTATTAAGTTTAAATCTTCTAAAAATTTTCTTCTTCTATCTATAACCATTTTTTACCTCTTATCCAAATAATGTTGAGAAACTGCTTTGTTTTCCTGTTGATTTCATAGGTGTTGGGAATCCTTGTAATATACCACCTAAATATTGCGCTAACATCATTTGATATTCTTGTCCTTCTAAGAACTGTTGATAATCAAAATCTAATTGTTGTTGGTCTCTCGCCATTCTTCTATCGCCTATATCTGTCATAGCACCAAATTGGCCTAAAGCTGAATCTGTAACACCAGAAGCTAAATCGGCCGCTGATAGTAAGCCTTGTTGATTCAATGCGTTAGCTTCAAGACCAGCACCTTGATTAGCCATACCTGCCTGTAATGATGATGATTGATTGGCTAAATCTGCTTGTAATGATGATGATTGATTGGCTAAATCTGCTTCAAGTTGATTAGCTACATTCTGTGCTTGGGCTCTATATTTATTATCGACATTTGATTGTGCGACTCTAAACGCATCTTCTTGATTCATGCCTTGTGCTTGTAAATCTCTAGTAGCATTTGCTAAATCAATTTCTCTTGCGTTGGCTTGATTTGCTAAAGCAGATTGTTGCATCATTTCTGTATTAAATTGACCTAGTGATAAATCCCTAGATTGATTTAATCTTTGTGCTTCCATGGCCGCATCTAACATTGATTGTTCGGCCGCTAAATCAGTTGCTTGATTTAATCTTTGTGATTCCATTTGATTTGTAATGTTATCTCTTTGTGCTTGATTTAATAAACCTATGTCTTGAGAAGCTAATTGTGAAGCTGTGTTAAAACCTTGTTGACCTAATAATGCACTTTGTTTAGCTATTTCTGATAATGCTTTGTTTTGTATAAGACCAGCTTCTACACCCTCTCTAGTACCTCCAAATGCACCTGCTTGAATGGCCCTATCTTGTAATTGTGATAATGATTTATCTCTACCTTCTAAAATTTCATTAATAGTTACATCTCTAACCATTTCGTTATAAGGGTTCATATACGGGTCCAAAGAAGTATTTGCTAAAGTTTGAGGGTTTATTAAGCCAGGCTGACTAATTCTCTCAATATCAAAACCTCTTTCTAAAACTTCTCTTGCTGAAATGTCATTTGGGTCTGCAACTCTTTCGCCTGTTACATCTCTTGAAGATACCATTGTTCTAGCTATTTCACTTGGTAAATCAATAGTACCAGCGGCAACATCTCTTGAAGATACATCTCTTGAAGATACTTGGTCAGGTGTGTAATTAGCAACATTCGACATTCTACCATATAAGTCGTTCATCCTATCTGTTTCTGCAAACTGATTACCGCCTAAAAATTTTAATGCTTCTCTTTCACCGATTGTTGTATAAGTATCTGCTTCAGCAAATCTTGGGTCTTGATACGCTTCATAATCTTTTAATCTTTGTTCCATAATAGGTTGACCATACATATCTCTACGACCTGTATCGACTGATTCCATTACAGCACCTTTACCAATGTTAAAGGTTTCTTGCATCATTGCTTTAATGGCGGGGTCTAGTTCTGAACTATTACTACCTTTTGATTTAGCCATTTCTATAACTCCTTATCTAATGTAAAGAAAGTTGGTTTATAACCAACATCTTTAAACTCTCTTTGCCAACCTTTTCTTCCTGTTAAAGTTGTGTATTTGCAACCTACTTCTCTTGCTTTGTTTTCTAACATAGGCATTATTTTTTTTATTTCTTCTGTATGACCACCAGCTAAAACACCGTGTAAATTATAATACTGTGGAAATACATGAACTTCAGTAATAATGAAGGAGTTTCCTAAAGAATGAAAAAACATTTCACCTTTGGCTATACTTTGTCTTACATCATCAATAGTATGACTGTTCTTTCCATAATCTAACGCTTTCTGTATGCTTTCGCAACATTTTTCAAAATTTTCTATTGTCATATTGTACTCGCTGTTATGTTACCTGAATTATCTACTGTAATATTATATCTAGTTCCGTTAGGTGATTTTAATATTAATCTTCCGTCATTAATGTTTATATCTGTATCTTTCTTAAAGTTTTTTTTATCTTCTTGCTCTAAAGTATTATTTGTCTGTTGAGTAACACTAGAACTATATTCTTGCATTGGTAAAGGTAATCTCATTATCCTCTACCTCCACCAGCTCTTACGAATATCTGCATATTGCCAACTCTCCAATCAGAATTTCTTGCTGTTTCAACTCTAAATTTAACTTCTCTAGCAGTAAATCTTACATCTGTAGGATTGGCTAAAGCAAAAGAACCACTACTTGGGTGAGTTGTTTCTGTGCCTGTAGGGTAGTTTCTAACTTTAAATTTAGCAGAAACATCACCTAATGTTTTTTCGTCTGGTATTATTTGTAACACATTCATCAACTTACCACTTGGTTGGTCAAGTTGATAAGGTCCTGATTCAGCAAAAACACTCGTTGATTCGCCTGAATATGAATATCCAGTTTCGTGTTCATAAAGTTTATAGTCAGCACCAATCATAATAGGATTTAAAAATATACCTTCATCTTCTGCACAAGTTCTAGCTAAGTTACCTATTGTCCAATGATTTTCTTTATAGTTCCAAGCAACATATCTATTGTTTTCTGTGCTATCAGAACTAGGATAAAACCACCATATTTCTGAGAATTGAGAATTATTAAAAGCATATACTTTACTTTTTTGACTAACATTCATATCGCTAAAGACATAATCGCTAACTTCACATGGTAATGATTTGACAAGCCCATCATACATAAAGAACTGACCATTACCCATCCAAACTGCAAAAGTATCAGTAGCAACAACTGAGTTTGCTGAAATAACTCCACAATTAGAGCCAACTCTTTCAAAAGAATATACAAAAGGTAAGCCTACATAAGTTGAAGTATAAGCATCAATAGTTGAAAGTATAAGTATTTGACCTTTAGTTCTTATTGCTGTTATTACTTTCCCATTACCATTAAGATTAAAACTACCAGCTTGATTTGTGCCACCTGGTGTCCAATCTGTGTTATCTTCTAAGTCTGACCATTGTATTTTTTTTGGGTCGCCACCAGCACCTAAAAGCATTAATGCTCTTTCTTCTGTAACAATTATACCTTGATTACTTGTTGGGCAATTAGCAATTTGTTGAGCAACAGTTCCGTTAATTAATTGCCACTCATAAACTTTTCCGTCTGTTGTGCTACAACCAACTAAATATTGCCCCCAATTATCTAAAGACCAAGTTGTGCAAGGTGTCCATATACCATGGTCAGGTCTTTGTGTACCATAGTTTCCTGTTCCATATATATAACTACCATAAGAAACATTTTCGACAGCGTCATCATTTCCTGTGGTAAATCCTGTTGGAGTTATGTCGTATTGTTGACCTTCAATAGTATAATAATATAATTTACTAGAAGTACCTACGCCTAATCTTCTGTTTCTATTGTTATCAGTCCAACTAACTATTTTTCTAGCTTTGCCTGTTACTGTAGAACTACCTAATTGAGTCCAACCTTTTACTGGTTGCATAGCATTATTATCCCAACGAACTAAATTACAATCATGCCAACGGCCTTTTGACTGCAATTCTGTTCCGTTCTTATAAACTCCACTTGGTATTTTTAATTCAACATAAGGCATTATTTTTATCTCTCAATTAAGTACAATACTTCACTTATCTTCATAGCTGTTGCTTTAGTAGTCTTTAAATCTGGTGTTGTGTCGTTTCGATAAGTAACTAATAAAACACCCCACGCATCTTCTGAACTCATTATAGGACAAGCTGTATTAAGTATATCTCTATCTAAAGAAGTACATTGACTTAAAACAAAATGACCAATCACATATTCATCACCTTCCATAAAATAGCCTGTTGGTAATAAATCTTCACTATTTCTAGGTTCATTATACAAAGGAACTATATTTCGTGCATCTATCCAATCGTATAACCAAACTGATTCAATATCTCTGTTTGACCTTAAAAGTTTAGTAATTAAATCTTCTACTTTAACTTTTTTCTCAGGGTCTTTTTCATACACCTCTATTATTGGTATTTCATTATCTTCTTCAACACCAAGATTTAGATATTGTTGAAAACCTATATAACCAATTATAGCTACAATGATAAGACTTGTAATCTTCATAACAAAAGCTGACCAGCTTTGTTCTGGTGATATAATGCTTTTTATTGCTTCTATAATATTATTCATTTTCTCATTTTCTCTATTGCTCTACTTGAGAACCAAAAACATACAACTGAACTTAAAATACCAACATCTGTATCAGAATATATCTCTGGTAAAAACTCATGTAAATCACCACCATTTTGATATATTTGAACTACTGCTAAAGTTTTTGCAGTTAAGTATAAACCTAATATTGCAAAAGTAACTGTAGGTCTTACAAGACCACTTAAATTAACTATCCATTTACTAGCATTGTTTTGAATTGTTTGACTGTGTTGATACACACCTGAAATTTCGGCTTCATCTGCTCTAGCTTTAGCTACAGTAATCTTATGTTTAGCGGCCATTTCCATTACAGCTAATTCATGTTTTTGATTACTCTTTTGTTTAAAATGGTCAAGAACAGCAGGTAAACCTGAACTAGCAAAACCTAATAAACTACCTATTAATCCAAACATGATAAACACCTCTCAAAAGATTCTTTTGTAATATTTGGTTTATAAAAATGAGCTTCACTAATTTTAGTTGTAGGACCTGTAATTTCAGAAACATTTTTAAAAAGTATTCTTTGTTGTCTTATTGATGCTAAAGCAACAATATCAGTATCTTCTTTTGTAAGTTTTCTTTTTACTCTACCTACTGAAGTTGAAAAATTGTATCTAGGTTTACCACCTTTTGCTGATTTTTTATCTGTTGTGCTAGAAGATTTAACTTGAAGTCTTAAAGGTTTATTTAAAACATTAACTACAATGTCATAACCTTCAGCATCAACTAAAGAGGTATTATAACCAAGTTTTTCTAATTCAAAACAAACCATTAATTCACCAACTCTGCCTAACTGCTTGTTGTTATTACCCAAACATTTTTCCAAACAAACCAACAACGGTCGCAGATATACCACTTGCTGTTAAAAATATTCCTATAACAACTCCTTTTCCTGATTTCATTTGTCCTTCAAGAGAATCAAGTCTTGTGTTTAATCTCGTTACTTGTTTTTCAAGACTTTCAACTGCTTCTATTAATTTACCTTGTTCAAGTTCTGAAAGACCACTCATTTAACTGCTCTTTTTCTTCTTCTTGTGATTGCAGTCGTAATGCACATTGTTAAAATTCAAAGCTAAAATTTTTATTATTTTTTTAAATTTTTCAGGTAATATATTTGTAGGAACAAAGCTACATATCAAAGATGATAAAGTAACTATGCTTGTTAATATTAATAATAATGTAGTCATAAGAACTCCTTTTAATTAAGTATAACTTCTTCTTCTGGTGGATATAAAGGTGCAGGTAAAGGTGGTAAAGTAGGATTAGGGTCATTAGGGTCAAAAACCCAATCTTCTAATTCAATAATAAAACCTTCCCATAAAGCAATTTTTTCTGGGTCTGTTTCTTTACCTTTATCTTCTATTGCTAAAGCAAGTTGAAAATCTCTACCTGATTCTAATTCTTGTTTTATAAACTCTTGTTTTTGAACTAAAACTGGACCAGACATATCTTCTTTGTTTTCAACTACAGTCCAAACTTCATTAATTTTTTCATAAGTATCAGGAGCAAGTTGTTCATAAGGTAAAAGTGTCCACTCAAAATCGTTATTAAAATCTGCTGAACAATCTATTAGTTCCCAGTTATTATTAGGGTCATCAGGATTTTCATTTAAAGCATTAATAATGTTTTCTTTTTCTTGTGGAAAACCAACAGCTTCATCATTTTCAACTCTAATATAATAGATAGCATTTATATCTCTTAATTCACTCATTACAAATTCTCCGTGTTTGTAGTTGGATATGACCTAGTGTTACCTGGGAATAAAATTCTTACGACAGCTTTTGCGCCACTACCTGCTCCTGAACATGGACCCCAACCATACCAAGCACCGCCACCAGCTCCGCCACCGCCGTAATCAGTACCACTTCTACCACCTCCAGTATATTGATAGTCAACACCTAAGGCATCATCAGCGCCAGAGCCACCGCCACCGCCACCGTATCTATTTGTACTAACACTTGAATCATAAACACCACCAGCTCCACTTGTACCTTCTCCATATCTACCAGTTCCACCGCCACCAGCACCAGACCCGGCACCACCACTTGCATAAGATGGAACAGAAGCACCAGCACCACCGCCACCGCCAGAACCAGCATTACCAGATTGATTAGAACTGTTGTTCATACTACCACCATCACCAGAATAACCGGCCGCTCCAGCACCAGAGCCTAGATTTCCGTAAGCATTACCGCCATTTCTTTTAACATCACCTACGCCTTTACTGGCATCACCACCACTAGTTCCATTTTCCCCTGGCTGTGCGGCAACAATAAAGTTACTAATACTACTTGTGCCACTACTTGTACTAAATCCAGCCACATTTGCATAATGAGGCGCACTTATATACGAGTTCATGTGAAGATAATAAGTTGTTCCAGGAGTTACTGTGTAATTGTTTTTATAAGATAATGCTCCACCTTTACCGCCTGTGCCAGAAGTAACATTATTACAAACAGAGTAACCACTTCCACCTTTACCTATAGCCATTATAGATACAGATGTAACTCCAGCAGGACAAGTCCAACCGACAGTACCGCTAGTTCCTGTATACTCATATTGACCAGCTTTTACATTTGAAAGATTAGTATAAGCTGTGGCTGTTCCAGCATCATTAGTTAATGTTACAGCACATCTTACATACTGTCCATCATCACTACCTGTTAAAGTATAAGAATTACTTGTTGCTGAACCTATATCAGAGAAAGAACCTCCTCCTCCTCTTTGCCATTGATAAGTGAAATCACCAGAAGTATTCCAAGCTCCGTCTGTAGTATATAGAATATTGTTGAAAGCATTAACTGGAGTTGAGAAACCCATACCAGAATGATTGTTACATTTTATCCATAAAGTTGCTGGAGCAGAATTAGCCACGATAATTTGAGTATAAGCACCAGCTTGACCTGGTGTTCCAGAACTTGACACGCCAGTAGTATAATTTGAACCATCTTCTGTTGTACTAAACACTAAAGGGTGTCCTGAATTACTTGCGTCTGATTGGTCAAATTTATATGTAAAACCTTGATATAGTTGTACATACAAACTATTTTGTCCGTTTGCATAAAACTTATTACCGCCAGAATTAACGACTGTTATTGTAAAAGTTTCATCTCTTGGCGTAAGAACTGGAATACTTACATTTTCAGGTTCAATAACTGCACCTGAAGCCAGAATCATGTTGTTGCCTAAACTCATTTTTATCTCCTAATTATGACATATCTTGAGCAGAAATAAATCCATACCAATTAGTTCCGCCATCAACTGTCATTAAAACAATTACATCATGGTTTGAACTTGATAAAGCTGGTGCTTGACCACCTGCCCACTTAACAGCGGCGCCCCATGCAATAGTATATGATGAACCACCTATTTTTAAGACCATGCTGTAAGCATCTCCTGAAGCTGGTATATTGTTAATTGTTAATGTTGTTATGTTTTGTGTAGGTGTAAAAGAAAAAGCATTTCCTGTAGAGCAATCTAAAGTTAATGTTCCTGTAGATTGTGTAACATTGCTACTTGTTTCTCTTGTACTTGTTGATTTTAAAATTGTAGCTGTAACTGTACTTGCTACAGAACCACCTATTACTGTTCCGTCAATAGTTCCACCATTTAAGTCAACTGTAGTTACAGAACCTAAATCACTAACAGTAGCACCATTAAAATTAATTGTGCCTGTGCCTGTTAAATTTGTGGCTGTAATAGCCCCGGCTGTAGTTGCACCAATAGTTACTCCGTCAATCGTACCACCATTTAAGTCAACTGTTGTTACAGTTCCTAAATCAGAAATGGTTGCACTAGCGGCTGATATGGCCGCAGAATCAAGTGTAACAGTTCCGCTACCTACTAGAGTTCCACCTACACTTAAAGTTTTTCCTGAACCGACTTGCAGTCCAACTGAAGTTCCTGAACCAGCGGCGGCGAAAAGAGCATCAAGAGAATCTAAATCAGTATTTAATTTAGTTCCCCAAGTGTCCGTAGAAGCACCGACTTCTGGCTTAGTCAGATTCAGATTTGTTGTTGTTGTATCTGCCATCGCATTTACTCCTTATAATTAGGCCGCTACTTTATAGACTTCAGTCCATGTTGTAGAAGCATTTGGTTCGTCAACCCATTTTAATCTTGCACTAAAGTTTGTAGATGATTGGGCTGATATATTTGAAACATCTATAAACACTATTCTATTGCATACAGCCGTAACTGTAGAAACTCCGTTAATAGGATATGGATTACCACTAAATGTAACAGTTCCTATTACACTCAATGATGAAGTAGCTTGTGCAGGTATTATACCGCCACTTACTACTTGTCCTAATAACGAAACAGTTGCTACAGCATTAACTGTTATTTGTGGTGATGCTACATATCCGCCAACAGCAGAGATAGTTGCAACAGCATTAACTGTAGCACTTGCATCTCTAATTGTTCCAGCAGAATAATTACCATAACCATATTCACCAGAAGAATAAGTATCTACAGGGTGAGCCGCAGATAAACTTAAACTTGATGATGAAGTTGAAGATATTTGACCGCTATCGGTATATCCCCAAACTCCGTAAAGATTAGAACTGTAGCCACCTCTTCCATAACCTCTAAAGGCTCTATTTGTAAAGCTAGATGAGGCTGTTATTGTGCATGAAGCATCTGAGTAACCCCATTCGCCATACACATTGGAAGAATATCCACCTTGTCCATAATCTCTAGTTCCAGACATTTAATTCCTTATGTTAAATCAATATCTAAATCACCAGCGGGTACTCTAAACACATCACCAGTTGATATTGGTTTTTGTGTAGCTAAAGTTCCTACTGCATATAAATTACCACTTGTTGAAGCATCTAATACACCAACCGCTACGACTGTTCCGTAACTTGCTGTTGCTGTAGAATATTCAACAGCGGCCGTGTTACTTGACTGACTTAAAGTTGTAGTAAAAGTAACTGTTTGTCTTGCATACCCTGTTCCAGAAGTTGAAACCTCAGTTCCGCCTGTTCCGTCATCACCTGGTGCTACAGTATATAACGCCAAATAAAGTGTTCCAGCGGGAGTAAAAGTTGTTCCTGAAAAAGTGTGGGCAAGAATTTTGTTTTCTAAATAATCGCTAAAACTCATTTTTTAATCTCCTTATTGTAATGCGGGTGCTTTTATTCTTAAAGTTGAATCGCCTACTCTTGCCTTTTGGTCTGCGATTTCTAAGTCCTTAACTAATTTCTGATACAAACTAGACCATACTGCTATTCTTGAATCATCTACTAGATATGGTGCTGATTGTAGCAGAGTTCCGTATAAATATATATCAGGACTGCTATTCATTAACCAATTAGTTGGGTTAGTGTCAGTTAAGTTAGGGATTTTACTATAGTAAGTTACTTCTCCTGTCAGCGTTGCTGAATCAGGAACAGGTAAAACTTCTAGTTCTTGACCTACTATTGTGTAAAATTTTGGTGTACCACCTGAGGTGTAAGTTTCTCTTAATTTATCAAGCTGTTCATTTGTTGTAAATTCTAAAGTTACAATAGGATTTGACTCTATTACAAAGTCAACTGTTTGTAACCAATCGGCTGGTACAGCACTATATTGAGAATCAATCGTTGCTGTTGCTCTTTTAATCATTTTTCTATTTCGTATTTCTTTATTAAAACCAGCTTCAGCTAAAGTAATAAAATCTGGTATAGTTGTAGTTAAATCAGTTCTATTAAGCCAGTCTGCTACACTTGTTTTTAAATCTGAATAATTTACTAAAGCCATTAAACAGTTCCTTCTCTTGTTCTAAAGTATTTATTATCTGGGTCGTTTAACCATTTTTTTAAAGCCTTAGGGTCATCTAAAATACCTTTAGCTTTTAAATCGTAATAAAGAACCATTGGTATTGAAGCTACTTTATTCCAATGACCATAAGGGTCTCTTTTATCGCTTAAATTAAATTGTTCTTTATTATCTTTTATTATTTGCGTTACATCTTGTTCTCTACTTAAAACAAAATTATGCTCTCCTTTGCCTGAAATATCTTCTTCAAAGGTAAAGTTATTTGAAATTTTTGTTTCGTTGTCGAAATTTATTAATCTTTTTTTGTTCATTTGTTTAGTTTAGGGGTAGTCGCAATCGCTAACTACCCCATTTCCTATGTGATTTATGAATCTGTTAAATCAGCAACCACACCAAGTGCGGCTTCATTTTTAACTTTAAGTCCATATTCTACAAGTATCATGCGTTTCTCAGCATCACCAGTTTTAGCTAAATCAACAACTTCTACAGGTCGTAAGAAGCAAGTTGAGTAAAACTCAGCATCTAAGACATAAGCATCTCTTTCTCTTTGGAATCTATTAGGAACAATATTAACTGCTCCAAAGTCTGATACATAAATATCAGCGGCTCCAATAATAACACCAGCTTCAGGTTTTTTAACTTCATACCTGTTAGCGGCGATACCTGAGAATCCAGATACTACTGTTTTATTGTGTGGACCAACCATAAGCATCTTAGGTGTTCCGCCTTGAGACCATACTTTTTCGATAACATCATCAAGTAAGCCTAAGGTGAAAGCTCTTTTGTTAGCATTGGTTGAATCACCAGCCGCATTATTAACAATACCACCAGCTACTGTTGGATTAGTTCCGCCAGTGCCTCTGCTTGAGTTTGTTTTAAGCCATGCTGGAAGTCCTGCTGTTTGTCTAGCAGTACCAGTTCCACCACCTACACCTGCACTATTTGCCAAAAGTGTAGCTTCTTGGTCTCTTTTAAGTTCTTGTCCAAGTTTAGTTATTTGATAGGCAAGTTCTGAAGTTCTACCTGCCTCGTTAATAACTTCTAAGTTGTCAGCTAAGACAACAAGTTTTCTTGAAATGTTTGTATAGTTTCCTATTCTAGCAGTAGCCACTGTCGCTGGAAAAGTACCAATATCATCACCATCTATTTGATAGTTTGTAGAAGCGTTAGCAAGAGAGTCAGTTTGCCACTCAAAGAAAGTGTTTCTGACTGTTTCTCTGCCACCGTTCGACATAAATGGTGTTTCTTCAGGAGAAATGTTATAAATGATATTAGATAATTCTTCACGAATACCAACCGCTGAATACCTTGTAAAAGTATTTGCAATAATTGCCATTGTATTATCCTCTTAAATTAATCGTTTAACAACATGGAAATGGCTGATTGTGCATCTTGCCATTTTCCGTTTTTCTTTAATCTTGAGGTCGTGTTTTTATAGGCATCAGTTTTCTTAGGGGCTTTTTTGCTACCACTTCTCAGAACTTTTGTTCCGTTAGTGTTGTTTGCTCTTTTAACTACTTTGCGTTTACCTTTGTTGTAAAGCATAGCATCTCTTAAAACGCTAACATGATTAGCTTTTACTAAAGCAGAAACTTCTTCTTCAGTAACACCTTTCTTTAAAAGAAAGTCTTTTAATTCAGCTTTTTCTTTTGTAGCAATAGTTTCGTCTTTCCATGAAGGAATAGCTTTAGTTAGTTTTTGAGATTCTTCAGTTAGCATAGTTTTATACTGTTCTAACTGGTCTCTTTGTTCTAGCTGTGCTACTCTTTGTTGTTCCATTTTGACAGCTTGTAGTTTTTCAACTTTCTGCTGTTGATAGGAATTCCACTCATGTTGTTTTCTACCAGCTTCGATTGGGTCTTGTTCATACATTGTATTCCAATCTGGTTCAGGCTCTTTGCCTAGTTCTAGTATTTGACTTTCTAAGTTCCCTAAGAGTTGTGCATATTGATTACGCTCCTCTTGAACTTGTCTAGATTCAGATTCAAACTGCTTCTTTTCATCAGCAAGTTTTTGGCTTTGTCTAGTAAAATGCTGTTGCCTTGAATATCCATTTCTTAATTCATCTAAAGATACTTGCTCTAATTTTCCGTCAATCTTCACTTCAATTAATTGTTCTTGCAAATCTTCATTTTCATTAATGTCGGTTTGTTCATCTGCAAACAGTTCGGAATCTTCCTCATCTTCTAGGACTTCTTCATATTCTTCAGAAATTTCCTCAGAAGGTTCGTCTATATATTCCTCGCCAGAATCAACATCTTCTATAGGCGGTTGTTCTGACTCTGTTTCATTACTTACTTCTGCTTTATCGCTAGGGCGAGTCAGAATGTCAGTAATTTGTTCAACGCTAGATTTTAATTCAGGCGATTCCTCAACTGGGTTTGTCGCTTGGTTCATATTAAACTCCTTTTTTGTTTTTTGTAATATTATCTGCCTTTATTTTTAAAATATGGGCGTTGTCTGCAACAGCCCATAGTTTTTCTTCCAGTAAGTCAACTGCTTTCAAAAGATGAAAATATTGTTCTCTCTCTTGAGTAGCATGAGGTGAAGTTTGAGACCATGAAACATGGACATCTTGCTTAACACTTTCCATGACTGCTTGAAAAGTAGTATCGTCTAAAATGCGTTTTGCATTTTTTCCGAAAATTATTAAATCGTCTATATGGCCATTGTTACTCATTGTCTAACTCTTGCCATATCACTAACTAATTTTGTTTGTGCTTTCATCTGTTCTCTATCTCTTTCAACTAATGCTCTAATAACAGTAGTTTCAACTTGAGTTCCATATTTTGCCTCAATTTCTGCGGCCTTTAGCATGATTTCAGCATCTAGTTTATCTCTGTCTAAATCATCTCTACGCTTCATTTCTTCAGTTTCTAACTCTATTTTTGCATTAGCTTTCATCATATTAGCTTTAATTTCTTGAATTTGTACTTGAATTAACTGTTCTGAAACATCAGGTTTCTTTTGCATCATAGATTGTCTTTGTTCAGGTGTCATTTCAGGAACTTCTTTAAAGAACATAGACGCATCTTTAAATCCAGCAAGTTCTACCATTTTTGCCATAGTATTTCTGTACTGTGTCATTTCAACTAAAGGATTAGAAGCGCCTAATGTTTGTAGTATCTGTTCTTGTTTTGACGCTATTTGACCTAGATATTGCATACGCTCTTGTGCAGTTCCATTACCGAGACCTACATTAACTACGCAATCCATTCCTGTTTGCCAAACTCTAGGGTCAATAGGAATCCATTCATTGCGTAATCGAACTGTTCTTTCTTTATCTTGGTGTCTAGCAAGTAATTCGTAAATACCTTTGAATAAAGGTTTCATGCCTGTTTCAGCAAATATTCTAGCTATTAATTCTATATGTTGTTGTCCGCCTTGAACAGTTGCTTGAACGGCTGAAGCTGTAGCAGATTGTAACGCATCAGGGTCTAATCCCATTGACGCTTTAGAAATTCCAGTTCTGTTTTCTTTTACTTCATCTAAGTAATTCAACATAGGAAAACAATCTTTACCAACAAATGGCATATTAAAAGGTTGTACTGCACCTGCATTTCGTTGACGAATAATACCACCAACTTCTGTATTCATAACATCTTCTATGTTTGCTTGTCCTTCAACAACTGCAACTCTAGGGTGAACACTTAATGCAAGACTATCTAACATAGAACGCATAACCATTGATTTAACTTTTTGTATATCTTCAGTTATATCTGCAATACTAAGTCCAAAGAAAGTATGTGGCTCAGGGTCAGGGCAGAAAGAAACGAAAGGTATCTGGTCGCATTTTAAATTCTTTTTAATTTCGTAATTATCACCTACACAACATAATCTTCTTAGTTCTGCTATGCCATCGCCTGTCATATCTATCTTCATATACGCTTCGACATATTGAACTTTTAAGTTAGCGTCATCTTCTACAGGATTAATACCTGCATCTGAGTAAGTGTTTCTTGCTTGATATTCTGCGTTATCGTCTAATTGTGTTTCATAAGGTGTAGCAAACTTCTGAACTTCGTCATAATCATATCCCATTTCCACTAAATCAGAAACAGTTAGGTATCTTCTGTGAGCAATGCAATAAGCATCTTTCATTGAAGTAGCATCTCTATCAATCAAAAATTCTTCTGGTGGTACTGACTCAACCCTTACGCAACCATGTTCTTTCTTTCTTGTAACTTTCACATCATGTAATTGTGGTGTCATCATGCTTTGTTGCATTAACTCAGGTATAACTTCTTCAATTTGTTCTTCTGTTTCAACAACTGCTTCAGCTTTTGGAAACGCAGGGTCAGGATATGAAATAACTTCTGTTACTTCTACTTCGTCATCTGCTTCTAATACTGCAAGTTCGTTGTCGCTTATTCGTGAATATTCGTAATATTCAGCATGATAAGTTGTGTCCCAGTAATATTTTAAGATTCCGTTCTTACATAACAAAGCATCTTTAAAAGCATTATAGAAAATTGGAAAACCATCGTTGTCTTGTTGTAGTACAATTCTGTTTATGTAATCTGTAGCCTGTTCAGCTAGTTTAATATCTTCTTTACCAAAAGGTACAAACTCAACTACATTTTCGCTTGAGAAGAATATTCGCATAATACTAGGTAATATGTCTGCGATTGTGTCGTGAACATCAAGTGAGATAACTTGGCTTCGCCCATCTTCTTCGTTTCCAAATGGTTTACCCTGATAGTAGTCAATGCTCGTAGCCCGTAATGGTGAAATTGTGTTGTCAATGAAATCAACAGCGTCATCAAGAGCAGAGCCCACAATGCCTTGTAGTTCCTCTTCTGACGGTCCTTCATTGTTAAACTCTCCAGTAGCTTCGCCTGACATATCACCTACATCTTGGGCTTCGTAAGTTTCGTCATACTTCATTTGTTTTCTTCTCTTTTTTTGAAACTTTGGTCTTTTTGGTTTCTTTCTTAGGTTCGTTTCTGTTCAATAATTCCTGAACATCATGTTGAGCATCATATCTCGTAACCATGTAGGATTCCTTATTCTGACACTATATATATAGCGTTTCTACTGTTTATTATAATGATTCTGAAAATTTTTCGCAAAGAAGTTATTGAAATACTTGTAGTAAAGAGGGGGGTCTCTCTAATATAGGAAATATACTCAAGTTAGTGTGTGAGTATCTAAGCTATATCATGCACTATCACTTAAACGAAGGGGGGGCTTTTTCGCTGATTTTAAACAAAGGTTAAGTTATTGAATTAATTGACTTTTATTTATTCTTGTAAGTTTGCTGTAGCAAATAGACAATTATTTATTAATCTTTAATGCCTCAAGGTGTAAATCTTGAGTCGATATATTAACCTTTACATCATTGCCACCACCAGCCTTGAACTGTGAATTATAAGACCCTGCCTTCCATTTCCTAGTATCTATCTGGAGTTTGGCTTTGTTTATTGAATCGCTATCCAAATCCACGCCGTCGGCTATTTCTATAGCCTCTTCCATTGTTTTATGTGCCATTTCCTTTTGTGCCACCTCTCTCACCCGCATAACTTCTCCTTTAAAGTCCCCTTTAAAAGAATCACGAGGTAAGTCCAAATACTTATAAAATACTGACCAAGTTAAACTATCCTTATTTGGTCTGGTGAAGTCAGGTAGTAAAGGACATTTACCTTTAATAATTTGATTAAAAGAATACCCTTCCGCCAATGCTTCTAATAATCTAGCATCTAAAGACTCAAGTCCTATTTCTTTTAAATGATTTAATGCTTTCCTTGTTATTGGTTGTCCTGCCATTTTGATTCGTCCTCATGTAATTAATTAGATTCATAATATAATATTATTTAATAAAAGATTCAATTACTGACTCAAATAGCAAATTGCATTTCATAGCGTATATATACGCTATTGAAAGTATGCAATCTTGCAATCCTTAAGAGCGTTTAAAAGTATAAAAGTTATTAAATGCAATCTTGCAATCGTTTAAGTTATTGATTTAATTACATAAATAAAAATGCTTGTGATGATTTGCAATAATGCAATCATTAAAATAAATGTTGCATTTACCTATTTTATAGATGCAATCTCAAAAGTTATTCACAACTTATTAACAACTAATTTAATTATTTTGTAAATTTGTTTAAAATGATGTTGACAAGGTTTTACTACTATGGTAATTAAATACCCATAAGTAAATTTTATTAATCAATTAAGGAGTAACATTATGAACATAACAAAATATAAAAACCCAGATGATGTAAGAGATTGGACAGATTTCTTTGTAGAATTAAACGCAAAAGAAATAGAAATAATCTGCAATCATTTAATAAAATATCAACAAAAAGAAAATGATAATTTGATTGAAAGTTTATATGAAAAATTATCTAATTTTGACAATCATCACAATCAAGATGATACATCAATTCAATATTTTACAGGATAATTTTATTAATCTGGGGTTGGCAATTCCGCTGACCCCCAACAACTAAAAAGGAAAACATTATGAAAAAATTAAATATCAAAGGTCTTAAAGGTTCAGCAGTCAAAAAAGAGATTGAGGACACTATGTCAGCCAATATTCTAGAAATGATGAACCAACCAGGCTCAAATCACTGGTCCAAGAATTGGTCAACCAATTCAGCTATGAACCAAGACGGCACACCTTATAGAGGTTACAATGCCTTAATATTACCTTGGGTTAAATATGATATGGGTTACAAGTCCGATTTTTGGGGTACTTTCAAGAATTGGAAATCCAAAGGCTTTTCAGTTAAGAAAGGCGAATCATCAACGGCAATTATCTTTTCATCACCAGTATTAGAGGATTACGAGGACAAAGACGGCAACACCAAACAAAGACCTAAATTTTGGTTATATAAGGTTTATAGCGTTTTTAATGCACACCAAGTTCAAAATGAGCAAGGTAAGTTGGCAAGTAATTGCGAGCCTTACATGATGAAAAGACCTGCCGAGGTTCAATTTACCATGGACTTAACTCAAAAGGTTATTGACTCATATCTTACAAGCCAAGACATAGAGTTAAAAGAAGGTGGCAATAGAGCGTATTACAGTCCTAGCCAAGATTTTATTGGTATGCCTAAAAAGTCCTCATTTTTTGATAATGGTGTAACGGCAGAACATAGTTATAAATCCACGCTATTACATGAGATTGGCCACAGTACAGGTCACGACTCAAGGCTTAAAAGAAACATATCCAATATGTTCGGCGATGATGATTATGCCTTTGAGGAGTTAATAGCAGAATTTACGGCCGTGTTCATGTCAGCCCATACAGGTTTAGCGGTCAGTCCACCAATGAACCATGCGAGTTATATTAAAAGCTGGAATAAAAGGTATCACGAGGACAGCCGATACATTGTCAAGGCTATCAGCAAAGCCTCGAAAGCCTGTCAATTTATCATGGACAATTCATGCCTAGCAGAACAACAGGAAGAGGAGGTATCAAAGTCAGCCTAACTGACGAGGATTATATATCCGAAACTAGGTCTTAATTGACCTAGTCTTAGGCAATAAAGTCTATAACAACATAAAGGAGAAACATTATGAATGATGCAATTTTCATAAGTTTAATAATAAGTCTAATATTTGCTGGAGTTTCAGCATTAGCATACTGGATGGCTCAACCAACTTTGGAGCAATTCGACAACAAGGCAGAATTTTATAAATCACTAACAAAGGAGGATTTTTAAGATGGGAACTAGATGTAATATAGCAATCGAAACTGGTGATACCACACTTTGGATTTACAGGCATTGGGACGGTTATCCTGCAGAGACAGGCAAAGACCTAGCCACAAAGCTGGTAAATGTTAAAAGCGCCAATGAGTTTATTACCAAATTAATTAATGATGATGCTTATGAGGTAACAACTGGCCGGCATGGTGATATTGAATATTTATATAATATTAAATTCACCGAATATCATACCGAAGTTTTCAAAATGGAAATAAACTTTCAAACCTTTAAAAGGTCTGGCTTTAGTAGTAATCAAGATGAGGACAATTTTGACTATTTGGATAATTACTATAGGACACAATATGACGAGGACAAAAACCTTAGTTTTAAGTCCAATGATTTTCTAGAGGGTAGTTCCAAAAAAGAAATATTAAACAATCTAGGGTATTACTTTAGAGCGGCCCTTAAAATGCAAATTCAAAGTGCCGAGCATCAACTAAAACAAGATGCCTACTTTCATCAATTATCAGATATAGAGGAGGAATAATAATGGCTAAAGAATTAATTAAAGGTAAGAATAAAGAAAGCAAAGGCAAAAAAGTGTCGCATACAGGTGGCAATAGTAGACCTTTAAAGAATGTTTACTTTGATGAGGTAACTCACAGGTGGTACAAAAAATCAGTCTAGCTGATGAGGTTTAATTAACCGAAACTAGGGTATTAATTTACCCTAGTCCTAGACAATCAAGTCTAAACAT